TAATGTAAAGACAGCAACTGGGAGACACTGGAAAAGCACCGAATTTTGTCGGTGCTTTTCTTCGTACTCAACATAATCACTTACTCTACATAAAACAACTTATGTGAAGCTTCACATAAGGTGTTTGCTAATGCAACGAAAAAGGAGGATTCCGCTTGAAGAAGCAGTTTTGGAACTGGGTGCGAAACGAGGACGACACCCGAACATTGACACTGAACGGTACGATCGCCGAAGAGAGCTGGTTTGAAGACGACGTCACCCCAAGGATGTTCAGGGACGAACTGAACGCCGGAACGGGTGACGTCGTGATTTGGATCAACAGCCCGGGTGGCGACTGCGTAGCGGCGAGCCAGATCTACACCATGCTCATGGATTACAAAGGGCATATCACGGTGAAGATTGACGGCATCGCGGCTTCCGCCGCGTCGGTAATCGCCATGGCGGGTACCGAGGTGCTTATGGCACCGACGAGCTTGCTCATGATCCATAATCCGCTGACGGTAGCCATCGGCGATAGCGAGGAAATGCAGAAAGCCATCGCCATGCTGGACGAGGTCAAGGAGAGCATCATCAACGCCTACGAGCTGAAAACGGGCATGTCCCGCGCGAAGCTCGCGCACCTCATGGACGCGGAAACGTGGATGAACGCGAACAAAGCGATCGAACTTGGCTTCGCGGACGGCGTTCTGGCAGATGAGAAGAAGCAAGTGACGCACGACGATGTAGTGTTCAGCTTCTCCCGCCGAGCGGTGACGAACTCGCTTCTGAGTAAGGTGCAGCGAAAACAGGCGAGCAAATCAGCTACGGAGGAACCACCGCCTACACAAACAACCGAACCGAGATACCCCACGGAGCCGCTCTATCAGCGGCTCTCTTTGATTTCACACTAAGGAGGAAACGAATGAATACGATTTTGCAACTGCGCGAGAATCGCGCGAAGAAATGGGACGCCGCGAAAGCGTTTCTGGACGTGAAGCGCGGCACGGACGGCCTGCTCTCCGTCGAGGACGCGGGCGCATACGAAAAGATGGAAGCCGAGGTTGTCGCGCTCGGCAAAGAGGTCGAACGTCTCGAGCGTCAGGCGGCGCTCGACGCGGAGCTGAATAAGCCCACCGCCGATCCGCTGACCAGTAAACCCGCTCAAACCAATACGGAGCAAAAGACAGGCCGCGCGACTTCCGAGTATAAAAAGGCGTTCTGGAACGCGATTCGTTCCAAGAATCCCCGCACGGAAATCCTGAACGCGCTGCAAGAGGGTACCGACAGCGAGGGCGGGTATCTCGTTCCCGACGAGTTTGAGCGTACCTTGGTGCAGAAACTGACGGAAGCAAACGTACTACGCCCGCTTTGTCATGTCATCCAGACCAGTTACGGCGATCGGAAGATCCCCGTGGTCGCGTCGAAAGGAACCGCCGACTGGGTCGACGAAGAGGGTACGTACCCGCTTTCGGACGATTCCTTCTCGCAGGTCGTTCTCGGCGCGTACAAGCTAGCGACCATGATCAAGGTGTCGGAAGAACTGCTCTCCGACAGCATCTTCGATATCGAAGGGTATGTGTCCGAACAGTTCGGTAAACGCATCGGCGACAAGGAGGAGGACGCGTTCCTCAACGGCAACGGCGTGAGCAAGCCCATCGGTATTCTTAACGCCACCGGCGGCGCGGAGATCGGTGTGACTACTGCGGGTGCAGTGGCGATTACGGGCGACGAGCTGATCGACCTTGTGTACTCGCTCCGCGCGCCATACCGCAAGAGCGCGGTATTCGTGCTAAACGACACGACCGTGAAGCTCTTGCGCAAACTCAAGGATGGCGAGGGGCAGTATCTCTGGCGGCCGGGCATTACGGAAAACGCGCCGGATACCATCCTTGGTCACCGGATCGTAACCAGCGAATTCATGCCGGGAGTTAGCGCGGGGAGCAAGTCCATCGCGTTCGGCGACTTCTCCTATTACTGGATCGCCGACCGTCAGGGGCGTACCTTCAAACGCCTGAACGAGCTGTACGCGACGACCGGCCAGATCGGTTTCCTCGCTTCGCAGCGGCTCGACGGCAAGCTCATCCTGCCGGAAGCGATCAAGGTCCTGCAGCAGAAGGCGTAAGGAGGGACGTGGAATGCAAATCGTCGAAGAACCTGCTGTCGAAGGAACGCACAACTGTAAGAACTACATGACCGACGGCGGCGACACAATGGTGATCGGGGGTGCGCTGGTAATCGAAAACAGCGCCATGGTCAAAGGTTTGCCGCTAGAATTCGCAACCGTCGACACAACGGGTGTGATATACCAAGCGGAAAATCAACGAGCGAGTACCGCAACGGATGTCGCGACGCTGGTTAATGATTTTAACGCGCTGCTGCTAAAACTGAAAACCGCCGGCAGTATGGCTGTAGACCCGCCGGGTGCGGCGTGAGATGGCGACGCTGCTGAGTAAGGTCAAGGCGAATCTGATCCTAACCCACGATGCGGACGACGAACTGCTTCAGCGTCTGATCGACGCCGCTGTTGCATATGCTGAAAGCTATCAGCACCTGACAGCCGGGACCTACGAAGTGGCGGCACTGCCGCCAACGACCGAAGTTGCGGTAATCATGCTGGCATCTCATTTCTACGAGAGCCGGGACGGCAGCACGGGCGGATTCTTTGCGGACAACGTGCAGGCGGGGCAGCAGGTATGGAACACAGTGAACACGCTGCTCCGACTTGACCGAGATTGGAAGGTGGGTTCATGAGTTTCGGCAGGATGAACACACTGATCTCCATTGTGCGTGAAGTTGCGATGAAGGATGCCGAAGGATTCGCGACGAAGACCGATCAAGTCATTGCATCGGTGTTTGCATATAGGGAAGGGCGGCACGGTTCTCAGAAATGGGTCAACCGCGCCGCCTTTTCAGAGGCGACGGATCTGTTTCGCTTTCGTGTGATTCCCGGACTGACCGTGACCACTGCGCAAGTGATCCTCTGCGGCGACGATCGTTTTGAAATCACGTCCGTCGAGGATGTGAAGGGTAGAGGCATGTACATTGAAGTGCTGGCAAAGAAGGTGACGCCGGATGGCTAAGGTGAAAATCGAAATGCCGGACGAGTTTCTGAACCAGATTGCCGGTATGGGCAACGTGCTTGACGCGGCGATTCCCAAAGCGCTCGCAGCGGGCGGTAGGGTCGTCTTGGAAAAGATGAAATCGAACCTGCAAGCGGCGATCGGGCGTGGCACGAAGACCAAATCGCGCTCGACCGGTAAGCTTGCCGCTTCGCTTGGTGTATCACCCGCGAAGCTGGATCGCGACGGAAATTTGGATGTAAAGGTCGGTTTCTCTGAAGGACGCGGCGACATCAGCAACGCTATGCTCGCGAACGTCCTGGAATACGGAAAGCATGGTCAGCCACCGAAGCCGTTTTTGAAACAGACGAAATCCTCAAGCCGGAAACCGTGCATTGAGGCGATGCAGACGGCGCTAAAGGAGGAACTGGATATCCCGTGAGTATGTTAGAAGAACTGAATACGATCGTCGAGAGTGCCGGACTTCCTGCGGAGACCGGCGTTTTCTCTACCACCGCGCCTGACGAGTACGTTGTGATCACGCCGATTTCGGAGCATTTCGAGCTGTTTTCGGACAATGCGCCCGGCATGAACATTGAGGAAGCGCGACTGACGCTCTTTTCAAAGGGTAACTATGGCGCGAAGAAACGGCAGCTCGTTCGACTGCTGCTCTCGGCGGGATTTCTGGTATCGGAACGCCGCTATATCGGGCTTGAAGAGGACACGGGCTATCACCACTTTGCCATCGATGTGGCGAAGGAGTATACGGAGGAAGAATAGATGGCAACCATCGGATTGGATAAATTGTATTACGCGAAGATCACCGAAGGCGTTAACGGTGACGAAACCTACGCCGCGCCCGTTTCGCTTGCCAAGGCGATGTCCGCGGAGTTGAAAATCGATATCAACGAAGCAACGCTCTACGCCGACGATGGCGCGGCCGAGGTGGTCAAGGAGTTTAAGAGCGGCACGCTGACGCTGGGCATCGACAACATCGGCGCGGTGGTCGCGAGCGATCTGACCGGTTCGCAGATTGACGACAACAAGGTGTTGGTGTCTCAAAGTGAGAACGGCGGGCAGCCAGTCGCGATCGGTTTCCGCGCGAAGAAGAGCAACGGCAAATACCGCTACTTTTGGCTCTATCGCGTCGTGTTCGGTATTCCCGCGACGAACCTGCAGACGAAGGGCGACAACATTACGTTCTCGACACCGTCCATTGAGGGAACGATCATCCGTCGCAACAAGCTGGATGGACAGGGCAAGCATCCTTGGAAAGCCGAGGTCAACGAGGACGATACGAGCGTTCCGGCGGCGACGATTTCGGGTTGGTACACGCAGGTCTACGAGCCGACGTTTGCGGCGGAGGGCTAACACATGGAGAACGACAGAGGCGCAATGATCCAAATTGGTAATCGGGAGTATGAAATGCTCCTGACCACCCGCGCGACAAAAGAGATCGCGAAGCGTTACGGCGGGCTCGAGCATCTTGGCGACAAGCTCATGAAAGCGGAGAACTTCGAGCTGGCGCTGGACGAGGTGGTGTGGCTGATTACGCTGCTCGCGAATCAGAGCACTCTCGTGCACAACTTGCTCGAGCCGGATGATAAGCGCGAGCTCTTGACCGAGGACGCGGTAGAACTGCTCACCACGCCGCTGGATCTCTCCGGCTACAAAGCCGCGATCATGGAAGCGATGGTCAATGGAACAAAGCGGTATGTCGAAAGCGAGGAGGAACCCCCAAAAAACGTGTTGGTCGGGCAAGCGACGAAGAGCTGTTTGCCCGACTGATCTTTTACGGGGTTACCTTGTTGGGGCGATCGGAGCGCGAGGTTTGGCTCATGCCGCTTGGCGCTCTGCTCGACCAGTGGGAAGTGTACAGACAAGCGACTGGATTAATGAAAAACAAGAGCGAAGGAAATATTGAGCAAGTCATTCCTAACAACGCATAATAATAGTATACTTACATAAATATGTAGGGGGATTATTATATGGAGGGGATAAGGGTTCAAAATAGCATTGATACACAATATCGTGAATTACTACAAACAATGGACTCAAGCTATACGGAGGTTTATAGTCAAGTTGAAAACCCGAAATTAAAGGCTGTGTTTTCAACGCTTCACTCGCAACTTATAAACACCCTGAAGGTAATGAATGAAAGATTACCATCGGGAGAATATGGAAGTCATTTTTGGGCGGATCCAAGTCGAACACTAATAGATGTGATTGATCGTATTCGATCACTGCAGAGAGGGCTATCACAAAGTGAATTTGCGTTTGAAATTGACCAGTATTATGATGAGTTACTAAAATCATGCGATAAGTTTCTTGTAAGAAGTGGAGGGTCAACTATTCCTCCAAATATGGCGAAAATTGAACTGTATTATTCAATTCCGATATTCTTGCCTCAATACGTTGTCAAGGTACCCATTATAGAAAACAGAGGTTATGTATTAAGAAACATAGGTGAAGGTTCATACGCGATTGTTTTTAGATATCATGACGATTATTATGATCGGGATTTTGTTGTGAAGCGAGCAAAAAAGGATTTAACAGAGAAAGAACTAGCAAGATTTCATCGCGAATTTGATCAAATGAAAGCTTTAAAATCTCCTTACATTGTTGAAGTATATTCTTATAACGAAAATGCAGGTGAGTATACGATGGAATCAATGGATTGTACTCTCGCAACCTATATTGAGAAGAATAATGCACATTTAGGTGTCATTGAAAGAAAATTACTCGTAAATCAGCTTTTTAGAGCATTTAGTTATTTACACGCAAAAGATCTTCTGCATAGGGATATCAGTCCCAACAATGTTTTACTAAAGATTTACGATGACTTAATCGTCTTGAAAGTAGCTGACTTTGGGTTGGTCAAATTACCTGAGAGTTCATTAACGTCAGCGACAACGGAGCTTAAGGGCTGTTTTAATGACCCGGGGTTGGCTCTTGACGGATTTCAGAATTATCAAATTGAACACGAAACATATGCTTTAGCCCGGTTGGTTTACTTCATTATGACAGGAAGAACAAATGTGAAAAAAGATGGTAGTTCATTGTATGTTTTTTTAGAGAATGGTATTAATCCTGATAAAAAACATCGTTTCCATAGTGTTGAAGAGATGAAAGAGGCTTTTAAGAAAATATGAGGTTTAATCTTTCTTGAACGACCTTCGGGTCGTTTTTTTGTGCCCATTTTCCGTTAGGGAGGTGATGAAATGCCGTCCGACTTCGGACTCAAGATTGGGATTGAGGGCGAAAAAGAGTTCAAGAAAGCCCTCTCCGAAATCAACCAATCGTTCAAGGTTCTCGGGAGTGAGATGAACTTCGTCACCTCCCAGTTCGAAAAGCAGGACAAATCGGTTGGCGCACTAACCGCCCGAAACCAAGTCCTGCGAAAAGAGATCGACGCTCAAAAAGATAAGGTCGAAACCCTCGAAGCCGCGTTGCAGAACGCGGCTTCTTCTTTTGGGGAGAACGATAAGCGCACCCAGTCTTGGCAAGTGCAACTCAACAATGCCAAAGCCGCTCTCAACGGTATGGAGCGCGAGCTTGGCGCAAATGAAACCGCGCTGGAAAGCACAGCGAATGATCTGGATTCCGCTGGTAAACAGGCGGATGAGTTCGGCGACGAGATCAAGCAGTCAGCCGATCAGGCGGACGACGCGGGTGGGCGATTCGACAAGCTCGGTTCGGTCGTGAAGGGCATCGGCGTCGCGCTCGGCGCGGCCATGACGGCGATCGGAACGGCGGCGGTGGCGGCGGGTAAAGCGCTCGTCGATATGACCGTCAATACCGCGGCATATGCGGATGAAATGCTGACCCAGAGTTCCGTCACCGGCATGAGCGTGGAGCGATTGCAGGCATATTCCTACGCCGCCGACCTCGTGGACGTGTCTCTGGACACCCTGACCGGTTCCATGGCGAAGAACGTGAAGTCCATGTCCAACGCCGCCGATGGCAGCAAATCATATGCCGAGGCCTACGAGCGGCTTGGAGTATCTGTAACCAACGCGGACGGTACTCTTCGCGACAGCGAAGAAGTTTACTGGGATGCAATCGACGCGCTCGGTCAGGTTTCGAACGAAACGGAGCGCGACGCGCTGGCGATGCAGCTCTTCGGCAAGAGCGCGCAAGACCTTAATCCGTTGATCGCGCAGGGCAGCGAAGGCATCGCGGCGCTGACCGACGAAGCCAAGCGTATGGGTGCGGTACTGAGCGAGGAGACAATCGAAAAGTTCGGTGCGTTTGACGATTCAGTACAGCGGTTGAAGAAGGGTTCGGAAGCAGCGCAGCGGGTTATGGGCACGGTGCTACTCCCACAACTGCAGACGCTGGCGGACGATGGAGTGTCCCTGCTTGGGAACTTCACCTCTGGCCTTGCGGAAGCGGGCGGCGACTTCGGCAAAATCACCGTCGTGCTCGGCGAAACGGTGGGCGGGATCGCAAACATGATTCTCGGCAGCCTGCCGCAGTTTGTACAGGTTGGAAT